CACTGTTCGCGTGCAAGCCATGCAATCACTCTTGCTTCTATTGCTGAGAAGTCGGCAATTACAAATTTCTTTCCTTCTTCCGGAACAAAAGCAGTACGTATTAACTGTGACAAAGTATCAGGTATGTTGCTGTACAGAACACTTAACGTGTCAACATCTCTTCTTTTTACAATCTCCCTTGCGTCGTCAAGATCCGCCAGGTAGTTTCGTGGAAGATTCTGAACCTGGACAAGCCTTCCAGCCCAGCGTCCAGTACGGTTGGCTCCGTAGAACTGCAAAAGCCCCCTTACTCTTCCGTCGTTTCCAAGCGCTTCTCTCATTGCTACATACTTTTTAGTACTTGTCTTGCTAAGCTCCTGTCTTATTTCAAGAACTTTCTTCACATCCCCTGAAGTTTCGTCAATCAGTTTTTTCACGGTTCCTTTTTGCAAATTTTCAACTTCTGTGCCGTTTTCTTTTAGCCATTTTGACAATTGAGCCGTACTGTTTGGATTGTCCAGTTTTGTTATCTGTCTTGCTGTTTCCATTAAATTCCCATTCCAGGTATCACTTACATATAAAGCACTTTCAACAAGATCTGTGTCAATCTTGATTCCACTGGCATTCATTCTTATGTCTGTTCGCCACAAGTCCCACTCAAATTCTGGAACAACAACACTTCTTAATTTATTGGCAATCGCCATTTCAGCCACGACATCCTGTCTGTTATACTCAATGTAAAGTTGCCATTTTTCAGGTTCATGGTGTGGCATATTTCTAGTTCTTTCACCGTTTCTCTTTGACGGTTTGCAAGGAACACTGAAGTATTTTATGAGAGCCTTCCCTGTTGTTGATTTTTTCTTGTCACTCTTAAATCCTAATGCCTTACCAACTTTTTCTAGTCCCCCAGGATAACCTGCATAATAAGCGTGAATCATTGTACACTCCCATTGATTCAATGAAGTTGGATATTCAGCCTGGTTTAAGCAGTACCACTCAAAAGCTGCGTTATATGCTCGTAGTAAAGTTTTTCCGTCGTTTAATCTTTCAACTATTTCATAAGGGATTTTCTCCCCTTGAGCCAGGTCCACTACTTTCACCTCAGAACCGTTAAGCGAATAAGCAAAAAGAAGGATTTCAAAATCACTGCTCTGAGCATATTTATAAAGCCCCGCTTTTGCTATATCCACACTACTAAACGTTTCAATATCTATGTTTAATACATCCATCTGATTTTTATCCTTCCTTAGTTTGAAATAACCACGCAGGATAAACCCACGTGATTATCTAAAATTTTATTAATATAAAGCTTCATCTTCTTCATCGACAACATCAAAATCCTGTTCGGCGGTTCTTCCACCTGCAAGGCTTTCTCCGTCCTTAATTTTCTGTACGTTTCCTAATCCTGCACCTATTCCTTTTTTCCCTTGGAACAGATACGGGAAGAAATTAACAGCCACATTTGCATAACATCCGCTGTAAATTTCACTCTGATCTGTTATAGGTTGTACTCTTCTATCAACTACTTGTGGAGGATAGTCAACTTTTGCAGAGGCTGTAAACACCCAATGCCCTTTACACTCAGGACCAAACGGGTCTCCACTATTATTCACGCCATCTCCGTCCCAAATTGGGGTAAATACTGTATTTGGCATTTTTCCTCCCCATTTTTCTGATACTCCTAACTCTGTAGCCGCTTTTATTGCCGCATCTATTTTCTGTTTTGTTTCCACATCATTTTTTGGCACAAGAATCGTTGTGCTATACTTCTCCTCTGCTCCTGGTACTGATGCATGCGGTTTAAATACATGCACATAGCTTAATCTCCCTCTTACTGTTACTCTAGTTCCATTTAAATTTTCCATTCTAATCATCCTTTCCATTATTGTCTAAATTTATAAAATCATCACTTGCATTGATAACATCATTTACATATGGAGCCCTTTTATCTGACTCTTGTACTAATGTAGGTTTACCTTTAGGTTTTATTATGAAATCCCCTACATACTCATTGAAATCTTTTTTCCCTACTACTCCCTCAAGCTGTGTCAACGTAAGCATTTTTCTTTCATACATCAGCTCTTCCGCAACTCCTTTTTCCTTCAGAACTTCCATCGCCTTCTCGGTATCTGAGAATGCTCTTACTGATCTCCCTTCAACAACTTTCCATCCTGGCACATATTCTCCTCGAAGTATTGCTTGCTGGCAGTAGTTTTCAATATCCTTAACCCATTTCACAACATCCCTCGCCCTGTTAAGAATATCGCCCATTTCTTCATTGCTTAAAATATTCCCTTTAAGTTTCATCTCTGTTTCAAGCGACATATTGGCTTCCGCTCTAGCCCTGCATAATGCCTTCGCCCTGCAGAACGTGCATTGCCCAATCTTAAAGTCGCCTTCACCATTAAACGCTTTTTCAGCGTTAGGCTTGACTTCATTTTCTGCCCATTTCATAAGTTCGTCTGCTGAAATCTCAGATATGCTTACGCTGTCTAGTCTTGGCTGTATAATTCCCATATTTATATTTTCAATGTCATTGAACAGTGAAAATTCAAGATAAGCTCCTAGTGAATAAAGCATAAGCTGTGGATTGTCCTGTGCCGATACTGGCACACCTTTCCCATACTTTAAATCACGTATGTACAAAGTGCCATTATCCACTGTAACAAAATCACAAGTCCCAAAGCCTTCTGGAACATACTCACTAAAGTCAACCTTTTTTTCAATCTCAGCTGTACTCGGCTTATCAAATGACATCAAAAGCTCCTTTATAGTATCCACGTAAACATCTGTGTAATTTTCCATTTCAGGTTTGTACAGCTTATGTGACTTCAGCTTTTTCATTTTGCTATTGAATGTACGAAGACTCATAGGTTTTAGGTATTTAGTCAATTTCAACTCCGATATTTCATGAGCTAAAGTCCCCTCTTCTGCAAACTCGCTTGATTCATCAGGAAACATATCCTCAAGTCTTGCACTTGGGTTGCAGTTCATCCATCTGCTAGCCCCGCTTGCACTAAGCAGGGCGTGTGTTCTATCTTTGTGGTTTCCTTCCATTAAATTCTTACTCCTAACTCTCTTAAATTATCCGCAAAACTTTCGTAGTTTTTAGGATCTAGGTCGTCCAGTTTTGGTATTTTGTAAACTTCTCTTATAAGTCTTCTTAATTCAGTACCTTTTCCAAGCCTTGACATTTCAGCACATCCAGCTCTCAACTGTTCAAGTGTTAAACTTGGAACAGCAGCTGTTGGAACACTTGCTTCTTCTTTTTTAGGTACTTCTGTTTTTATAGTTTTGGCTTCTACTCTCTGCTTTTCCTCAACTTCCTTTTGAGTTTTTTTCATAGTATCTTCAGATTTTTTCACTAGGTCTTTTTCTGTTTCATCTTCTTTTACATCGTGCCAATTTCCCACTTCTTGTTTTACATACTCCTCTTCTGTAGGCGTCGGCTGCATAAATTTCTGAATTTTTCCAACTACTGTTCCAGCAGGATTTGAAATAGTTGTTGTGTTTCCTAAAAGCATTAATGCCTTTGAAAATTTCTCAATTATTGGTTTGCTTCCTTCTTCAATCTCAATCACTAATTTTAATTCCATTGTTCAATATCTCCTTCATCAATTTTATAATTTTAACTATTTTGCTTTCATTTAACAATTGTTTTTTTTTGTTTCAAATCCGCTATTCAGCGCTTCCTTTATTGTTTTTCACATATTCGTCAGCACTAACCCATTCAATGTTGTCAAAAGCGAATTCAACCATTTTTGCGATTACGTCCACCTTACTCCATCCAGTTTCATCTGACACCACGTCGAGCAGGTTATGAGTAGCCTTTCTTATCCTAATAGGGTAACCGTAATCCTTTTCACATTTTAGCACTGGTCTTTTTGGTAATTTTAACTTTTCTGCCATTTCTTTTATCCTCCTTAATTAATATTCTCTCAATGCCAAAGGCATTATCAGATATATCCAGTTATCATTTGATTCACCTTTTACAAGTACGGCACTTTTATTGTTTAACATCTTAAGTACTACCGTTTTATCCTTAACTTTACTAATAAAATCCATCAAAAATTTTACGTTCAAAGAGATTTTTAAATTTTCTCCACTATAAATTATTGGTATATCTTCTTCAAACTTAGAGTATTCATCAATCGATTTTATCAGCAGCCTATTTTGACTAAAATCAAATATCGCACCATATTTAGCTTCCTTGTTGCCTTTTGCTATGGAATAAGCTCTCTTAAGTACAGCAATAAAATCTTTTGTGTGAATAACTGCTTGTTTATCCGTATTCAAATTCTTAATTATAGTTTTATAATCTGGAAATTCTAACTTAGTTAAATCCGATACAATTTCAATTCCTGCAAACTTGAACAGCACCTTATTGCCATCACAAACAATCAGCACTTTTTCTCTAGGTATTCCTAACTTAGATTTCATAGACTTAACAATTCCGTTAATCATTTTCAAAGGAACGCTCACATTAAGTCTTTCTTCTGGTTGTCCCTCATTAGCATTTAAATTAATTTCAGCATAGGACAATCTATATGTATCAGTTCCAGCGACTTTCAATTTTTCTTCTTCATATTCAAATCTTACACAGTTTACTGCTTCATTTTCAGGATTAGCTGAAGCCGAAAATTTTACATTTTCAAAAAGATTTTTTAATTCTGCTTTTTGGACCGAATAGTGTTTTAAACCATTTATGTCTACCCATTCTGGAAAGTCTATATCTCCTATTAAGAAAATTGTACTTTTAGAATTTTTCGTTTGAATAAGTATTTTTTCTTTTTCAATTACTATGCAGACATCAGTATCTGAAATACCTTTTATTAATTCTTTAAAAGTTTTACATGAGACTACAGCTTTTCCGCTCTTATTTACTTGACCTAGAATTTCAACTTTTGCGGACATCTTTAAATCTGTAGTTCTCAAAATCAATATATTTTCTTTTTGGTTTGCTTCAATACAAATTCCTTTAAGAGATTCCTTTCCCATTTTTTCTCTACTTATGAAATTTTCCACAATTTTAATAGCTTCCAAAAGCTCCCAAGTTTTCACTGTCGCATTTAATTTATCTGACATATTGCATTTTTCCTTTCTTAATGATATAATTACTTAGTTTATTTTTGTAAGTTGTCGATATTTGCAGTATCGGCATTTTTTAATAGTCCTAAGTTTTTTAACATTACTCAAAGCTCTCATTTTCTGTTTCCTCCCTTCTATCTTGATAAAGTTCATCGAGTATCATATAATAATCTTCTTCTGATTCACATTTAATGCATCCATTTATCAAAAGTTCATCCTTATCGGCTTTAATTTCACTCATTTTTTACACCTCTCATTATTTAGATCCTGCGTATTTCTTTAATTTCAATGCCTGTTTCCTGCTGTACCCAATCCATCTTACATTAAATCCCGCTTCCTCGAATTTCAGAAGTTCCAGCATGTCTCTTTCAAAGTCAGGCTCTCCGCCTTCTGTGATTACTTCTTTTATTTCTTCAAACTTCCTGTCGGTCTTCGTGATAAAAGTTTTGATGTACATTCTGTTGTTTTTATTGAAATCTTTCAGTTTCTTCTGAATCTGCTTTTTAAATACTTCATAGTAGGTAAATAGTTCAATCATCTCTTTCAAAGCTTTTTCAGTTTCCCTGTAGCTGCTCTTCAAGTATTTACCAAATCTGAATTTTAATTTCATCAGTTCCTTTTGATACATCTTGGAAAACTCGAAAACCACAAATTCGTTTTTGAAATCGCTTATTTTTCTCTGATTCGGATTGTGTAAATCTTCATAGTCATATTCCTTTATGAGCCTGCTTACAGCTCTGAAACATCTCTGTATGACATCTTCAAGTTGAAAAGTACACCACAAAGTTTGTTTCTCTGTCAGCATAGGTATTTTTGTATCACCATTTACAAGATTTTCGTCTGTAATACCTGGTATGGCAAAATAATTTCTGTAATGTTTACACAGATTTGATAATGCCATCATTGAGAAAACTTTTGCTCTCTCATTTTCGTCCTGTGTAAACTTTACATAATCTGTCATCTTTGACGTTATTTCCTTCTTCTCTTTCTGTTTTCTTAATTTCCTTTTTAATTTCATAATTCGCTCCACTATTTCAATTTTTTAAAATAAGATGGCCACCAAAGCAATATCGCCAGTAGTATTGGAAATACCAAATTTCCACCAGCAACCCAATGTCCTTTTTCTCTAATCACTTCCAGCTGTATAAGAACCGTCGCAGTTATTAGGAACAGTATCTTTATGAAATTTTTCAATGTTAGCATTTTCTCCCTCCAGTTTTTTAATTTCTTCCTTGTCCATTTCTATTTCAAGTTTTTCCCTGATTGTCATTTTGATAGTCCGACCTTTCTTACAAGTTTCTTGATTCTGTTCCTAATTTTTCTTTCTTCCATTTTTCTTCTTGTTTCTTTATTTTGATTGTTTACCATTACTAAAGCGTCATATTTCATTTTGAATTCACATCCTTTTCCTAGTTTATATATTTCATTTCCAAGAATTTCCTATAGGTCATACCAACGTATCGTTCAACCTGTATTCTTTGAATATCGTAGTCCCAATTTCGTTTTCCAGCTCTTCTTCTTGCTTCTTTTTCATTTTCATCTTTAAATTTTGGTACTGCTGTTCCAAATTTAAGTCTGCCTGTCTGCAACCCAACTCTTACATACTGCTGCCCTTTTCCGACAAATTCAGCGGCTTCTTTTATTGTAAGTTGCAGTTTTCCAGCTTGTTTCCTTATCCACGATTCCGAAACTTCCATAGCTTTTTTCCTTTCCGGGATTGCCGTCCCTTAATTTTTTGGTGTTTGATTTTATTTTCATTACTTAGTCCTTTTACGAAATTTTATGCTTCATTTACTCATCTCGCTTTCTTTATTGTCTATTTTTCAATTTATTATGATATAATACTTCTAAAAAACAGGAGGAATTACCATGAAAAATACTATTGACATAAATTCATTAATCAGTGTTTTAAGTTTAATCATTAGTGTGGTATCTTTATTTATTAATTATTTAGTATATAAGTTCTATACTCCAAAATTAATCTTCAAATTAATACCCCACTCTTATTATTTTTATCTGAAAGACCTAGAATCTAAAGAATATGATTCTGAAAAAGCAGCTGTCGTATCACTAAAAATAAGTAATTCATCATCTTTTCCAATTACAATTGATGAGGTTTATATTAAAAATCATACTAAAATTTTTCACGATAATAATTTTACTTTTACTCCAATCGAAATTAAGTTGGGAAAGAATAAATTTACTTATCTTCCACCTGAAACTATTGCTAAAATACCACTTAGGATAGAGCCTTACGATGCCGTTCAAATTAGTTTCAGATTCCCGTTTTTTAAAGGTTCTAATAATTTTAAACTTTTCTTATCAACTCCAAGAAGGAATTATTCCTTGAAGGTAAAGTTATTAGAATACCACGAGTTATACCATTCTCTTTTCTGACATCTATTAAGATTGTCAGATTTTCTATATTTTCATCTTTTTTTAAATAGTTCTTTTTTATTAATTCCACTATTTCTTCCATTCAATCACTCTCCTTCCTCGTTCCACCCAGTATTTTTTTTACAATTCAAAAATTTTTATGTTATAATCTAACCACCTTAATACGAAAGGAGGTGTTATAATTTATGGATTTCAAATTTTCAGATTCCGAAAACCAAATGTTTAAAGATTTATCAGATATCTTTATTCTTGAAAGATCCGGAAAAATCATTAATGATAAGATATACGCTTCTTTCTGCTCTAATGAATATCAATCTTCCATACAAACTATTGATTTTAAAGAAATATTAGAAGACGATATTCTAATTCATAAAGATTCTGGCAAAAGATGTATCATAATTGATGTTAAACCTCTTAAATTTGGTGTTATCGCAAAATATGAAACTAATTCTCAAAGGCTGCGTAAACAACAATCAATAGGAAATATCTCTATTGGCAATATTGGCGGTTCGGCAATTATAGGTAATCAGCAATACGCTACTATTGATAATTCATCTATTAAAAATTTAAAAGAAATCATTTCTAGTAAAACAGAAGATAAAGAAATGTTAGAAAAACTTTTAAATCGTATAGAAACTATAATTGAAGACAATCAACCTGTAAGCAAAGGTACATTTTCAAAATTCGCCAATATTTTTAAAAAATATCCCGATATAGTCAATGTAGTTGGTGCTACATTGCTTAAATGGTTATCTTCTATGAATTAGTTATTCTAAAGGATTCTATATCAGTAAATGTTATTGTTATAGTATCCTTTTTCATATCTCCGACTTTATAACTAGTGAAAGTAATTTCGCCGATACCTTTTAATTCAACCCCATCCATTTTTATGGATGTTGTCTTGCCGTTAATCACTTTAAATTCAAAATTATATCCTTTGTTAGCCTTTTCTTCCATTCAACCACATCACTTCCTTTCTTTTTTCTTTTTTCTTGTTCCAGCCAGCATTTTTTTAGATGTTTGCAATACTCATCTTTTCTCGTAAAATACGAACTAAGAGGTCAAAAAAAATATTTCAAATATATCTTCTTTTTTTATGTTTAATAAATCTATCATTTTTAACATTTCATCTCTGTTAATTTCAGAATTATTATTTAATTTAGCACTTAATGCCGATTTTGATATACCTATTGCATCACTAAATTTTTGTTCTGTTCCAAATAATTCACGTATTTTACCTCTTAATTTACTGTTATTAAATTCCATCACTTCACCTCCTTTTCGTATTTTACGAAATAATTATACACTGTAATTTTTAAAAAGTCAATATTTTTTTTCGTTAATTACGATTATTTTTTGAATTTGATATTTTTTTCTTGTATTTTACGAAATTATGAGGTATACTATCAATGATAAAAAAGAGAGGAGAAAAGGACACATGAAAACAAATGAGAATGTAGAAGAATTTGGTGCTCGACTTAAAAGTGCTTTAAAGCGAAAAAATATGTCCCAATCTAAACTTTCAGAAATATCAGGAATTAACACATCTACTATTAGTGAATACATCTCAGGCAGATACGAACCCAGTAGAAGTAGGATTGCAGAATTTGCAAATGTGCTAGATGTGAATGAAGTTTGGTTAATGGGATATGACGTTCCTATGGAACGCAATATAAAAGCAGAAAAAAATATACGATTAACAACCCATGAAAAAAAGCAACTTTTAAAAAATATTGAA